CCGATGGTAGCAAACGACTGAAAACCAGACACAGACCCCCCAAGCGTAAGTGTGCCTGTGCCTGTCGATGTGCTAGATTCCTTGACACGATCCGCTATATTGAGAGCCATAATATTTCCTTAAGCCAAAGTTACCGTCAGGTTTCCTGCTTCAATTTTCAGGATGTCGCCTGTTTGGATTGTTTTGCTGTTGTTTAACACACCGTGATACAAGAGGTTGCCTGATGTTGAGGCATCCAAGATACCAAAGTATGTAACCGTACCCCAGTCGGACGTACACGTTGGAAACGTAACGTCGGCGCTAGTAGTAGATGCACCGTCTGATGGTGCGCCAAATGTGGCTGATTGACGGGCATAAGACCCACCAGAAACTTCAGTGCCTGTGTTGGCATCCGTAGGGTCGGTGGTATACAAGCCAACATAAACGGTAGTTGGTGATGTGTATCCAGTGTTACGCAAAGATGCGTTGATGAGAGCGTTCTCAAGATAGTTCGACATTGCGGCCATTTTATTTACCTCGCTGTAAGAGTCATTCGTAAAGGAACACCACTGTTCTCAGACGCATCATCTGCGGCAGTCAAAGAGGATAATCCACGGTCATACATACCAGCCCATAACTGAATACGAGCATCGTTCATTAAAAACGGTTCTGCTTCGATTAAAGAACCGTACAACAATAAATCTGGCGTGTAGGCCAGAAACACATTGCTAGGATTGCTGTCGCTCAAGTACTCTGGCGCAGCGTAATACAATGCCCTTAGCGAGTAATCCGTATCTGGCACAGGTGCAAACTTGAATTCGTTTGCAATCACCGTGTAATACACAGGCAAACCAGACTCTGTTACTCGACCATTACGGCTAAATACGCTAGGCGTTACATACTGCAAATCCCTTATGGGATTGGTGACAACAAATAAATCCCGCAATTGCAAAAAATCAGGAGGCAACGAAACTGTATCGTCACCCCCCGTTGTATTTGTTACAGACGACTTCAGCATCTGCCGGATACGCAGATCACGACCTAATCGCACCTCTGCTAACCTAATAAAGTCCGGTATCTGTACCGATAAGTCTGACCGTGCCAAGTAACTAGCAATGGTTGCTTGTAGGTCACTGTAATTTGTTATTCCCATTGCAATATCCTAATATGTTTAGGGCTACCCAATTACTTATACCCTGCCAGGTCGTGTGCGGAAGAATCGGTTATCAGGGTCATTCAGAAACACTTTGAATCGGGTCTCGTCTAGCACAGCAAACCCACGCATGATTCCCTTCTTATTCAGGTCGTCTATCACCGTGAGAGGCAGTCTGGCCACCTTAGTAAGATCACCCCACTTATTTTGTGAAGTCACCTCATTAAATGATTTTTTGTTACCCTCAATAATTTCGGTAACATCTTGTTTGGTCTCTAGGACTAACCCGCCCTCATTATCGAAATGAGCGATTGTGTGCCTAGTGCCATCATTTGAGAATAGTTTTTTCATCTGTCCATTATAGGGGAGAGGTTTCCCCCTCCCCATATCTCAGTTAGAGATTACAGAGCCATGTTCAAATCGAACACGCCGCCGTGTGCAGCTTCGTTACGCATTTCCAAGGTCAACTCGGCAATGATCTGAGTCTTCTCGCTGTCGCCAGTCTTAGCCAATTCGTTTGTGGCGAATGGGCGCAGATATGAAACGGCTGCGAATTCAGGATCAAGCACCAGAGCATCACGGTCACGCATAAATCTATCAGGTACGACAGAAATTGCTCCGAAGTCGCTCAAATAAATATCAGCTGCCGAAATGATGGTTGTAGGGGCATCAGCAGGAGCCATGTAACGCTGTTCAGCGATACCTGGGAAGCTAGAAACCTTCTGCTTACCAGACGCACCAACCAACAGCACCTTTGGCGAACCACCTGACTCGTACACGCCCTTAATGACAGTCTTAAGCAAGGTTTCGGTAAAGGCACGGACAGTTCCGTCTGTACGGGTTGTCTGACCGATAGTTACTGGGTCAGCACCGCCAGCACCGACGCTGGTGTTGGTCTTGATCCATGAGAGCATTGAACCCAACTTGCGAGCCGTTGAGCTACTACCAGCCGAACGTGCTTGGTTGCTCAGGAGGATGGTCTCGATGTCACGCTTCAACTCAGAAGATGCACGGGCAAGCTGATAAGCCTTTTCTGACTTGCGACCAGCTTTGTTAACTGAGTCCAACGTGCCAGACACTTGAATCGTCTTTTGAACGATCTGGGTGTAGTTGCCCAAACGGATGGTTGGTGAGAGCGTAGCTGACGATGCGTCTGCGCCTTCAACAGCAGCGTTGGCCGTAGTAGCAGCGGCTAGGCTGTCTGTCTGCCACTCGTGGAACACAGCCGTAGCTTTGCCACGGGCAAGGGTGTTCATCAATGGGGTTTCGGTAGGGCTGATGTCGTAGATGACATCGGTTAAGTCTTCACGTTGGCCGATGGCCGTGTGTGCGGTAAATGTAGCCATGATAGTTCCTTTATAAGAATCGTTCAAATACGTTTGCAGCGTCAGCAACACGACCTGTGCGCTTCAGCAATTGTTTAGACTTCTTTGTCTGCTCTTGGTCTGGACTGCGCTGAGTAGACGCACCTGTTTTGAGCATCCGTGGTGCTTCGGCAACCTTCTTATTTACCTGCCCACTTTTGCTCATCAGCTTGTCATACTGCATGGCTTTGTACAGAGTCATGACAGCACGGGAATCGTACACACTAGCCAGTTCTTGATCCGACCATCCAATTGACTTAGCAAAGGTGCGAATTTCCTTACGGACTGTTTCGCCCTTCTCTTGGTCTTTGAACTCCGGTATCACTTGAGCCAGTTTCTCAGATTCGTTGGCAACGTGCTTGGCTAGATAATCCTGCTGTTCCGCTTGTTGCGTTTGTGCAATGCGGTATCGCTCGGATTGTATAGCTTGGAGTTGCTTCTCTCTCTGACTTTGCTCTGCGACCTTCACGGCATAGCCAATCGGGTCGGTTTCTTTTAACTGCTCTAGATTCTCTTGTGGTTGCTGGATGAGCATTTGCTCGACTAATTGCAACCGTTGAGAGTACTGATCCCTAAGTTGTTTAGCTTGTTCGACACTAGCTTTCTCGGTATCGAGTGCCTTGCGTGCTTCAGCAAGCGTTTGGGTTTTCTTGGTGTAATCTGCTTCCCGCTGGTATCCGTTGATGAGTTCGTCGAGCGTAACCTCCGCTTCCTCTCCGGCAACCTTCACCCGATAGCGTGGTGTCTCTTCTTGCTCACCTTCTTCTTCCTGCTGTCCATCAGAATCGTCATTATCGTATTCTGTAGAATCCTCCGCTTCTGCTTGGGGCTCTGGGGTAGTATCTGGTTGCTCTTGCGAGTCCTCACCGCCCATCATTCCTAACAGTGCATCGGCTGCGCCATCCACCGATAGCGTTCCACTACCCTCTTGGGGTGTCATGTTTTCGCTCATCTCTAACCCTTTACTCCAGAAATGACCGTCTGGCACGGCTTTCCGACACTATGTCGGTAAATCATAAAATCTTCCACCGCTTTGCATCTATAGCCTTTTGTGCGGCAAGTGACTCAAAATGTGAGACAAACTCATCAATCGCCTTAATCTGACGGTAAGCCTGTTCTCTTTCCTCGTAGTCATCTGCCCTGCTGTTGACAATCTTGTCTAAGCACAGCTTGCGCATGGTCTCGACCTCCTCTTGGAAGAAGTCGTCCATTAGTAAGTTGGATGCTCGGTTAGCTTTATCCATTACCCTTCGTTACCAAATCCTGAATAGTACGGTTCACCGCCACTCATTGCCCGATCTGAAGCGCTTGAGTAATCAGGCTTTGGCTTGGCATTAAACTTACCTGGTGTGAACTGTCGCACTTGGAAGTCAGCAGGAATCTGACTAGCCTGTGGCAAACCAAAGTTCATTGGGATAGCCCCACCGAATATTGGGTTTTGCACTTGCTGTACAGGTTGCCTTTGCATGGCCATAATCGCTTGCGACAAGTCAAACTGTGGTTGCATCTGCGGCATTTGTTGCATTGGTTGCATTTGCATAGGCATCTGCGGCATCATCGGAGGCTGTTGCTGTCTCTGCATAGGAGGCATCTGAGCCTGTTGTGCCATTTGCTGTAACTGCTGTAAGTCTGCTCCACTCATCCTGGTAACCTCACGTCGGTTGTAATGTCAGCGTTGAGTTTTTGCTGTTTAAGCATGATTTCTGCGGACAGTTCTTCCCTACGCAATTGTAATTCAGCGGCTGTTTTTTCCCGTTGCAGTTGCATTTCAAGCATTGCTGACTCACGTTCTTGTTGCAACTCTGCCGCAGCCTTCTCTCTAGCTAGTTCAATATCTGCCTGAGCCTTCATCTGCCGTGCCTGTATATCAGCCATCGCCTTCTGGCGTGTGATCTCAACCTGAGCCTGCGCCTGTTGCAACAATGCCTGCATATTGGGGTCTGGCTGTGGTTCTTTAGGTTGCTGTAACTGTTGCTCAATCTCTGGCGTGATCTCCTTGAAGAACTCCTGAGAGTCTACAAAGCCAGCCGCCTCGATAAACCTGCCTAGCGTAGCCCGATACTGCCCAACGGTACACAGTGGGTTAGCAGGGCCATACTGTTGCAAGATAGCTTCCTGCTTGGCTAGAACCATCTGCAACATCGCCATCTGTTCCTGCTTGTTGCCAGTGCCTAAGCCTACGTTGATCTCTAGGTCGTACTGGTTTGACCATTGCCGTGGGTCGATAGGTACAAACTTACCCCGTAAGCGAATAATGGTAGGTTTGTCCTGATACTTACAAACAAGTTGCAAGATACCCAAGAACAGGCTTTTTACACCCGACTGAGCAAAGATACGGGCAATCAACTCCAGCTTGCCACTAGATGCCTGTGTAGCCGCCGCTACAGCCGCCGCAGTGACGTTTTGAAGCACATCTGGGTTTAGCCCTTGCTGTGCGTCTGAAATGCCTGTGCGCTTGCTCTGCTGGTTATCTAGGTACTCCAGCATTGGGAACGCTTGGTTAAGCACCTGTGGCACTGCCATAGGCACGATAGCGTTAGCGTTCTTGAGCCGCACCACACCACCTGGTGTAACACTCAGCAAGTCATCCAAGTTAACCTGACCCTCGACAGCACCCACACGGGCATTGTTCGACAGGTACAGGTTGTCTAGCATTTGTCTTACAACCGTTGACTTAATCAACTGGATGTCCATTGTGCGGTCAGCCATCGACTCGCCAAAGAACTTGTGTGGGATAGGGATAGGGCAGAGCGAGTGAAACGGAACGTAGTCTGTCTCCTCGTTGCTTAGTATCTCTGATCCACTGTAGAAAATCTGGCGCATCTCAGCAATGCCATCGTCATCCATATCGGCACGGATGTAGCACTCGTACACCTCGACTTCCTGCATACTGTTATCCATGCTGGTGTCTTGGTTAGGCATCTCACCTTGAGAGTATCGGGCTAACCGTTCGCCAGTAAACGACAGTTCATCGTAGGAAGGTAGGTTATCCACAACCTCAGGATCAAACCCCATTGCTACTAAGTCCGAGCGTGAGATCAGCTTACGGTGGGCAGCGAATGGTGCGTCCTTGATGCTGACAGCCTTCTTCGACAGCAAGAACTCCTCTGGCGGGATGTTTTCAATCTTGACCCCACCACGGGTAACCTTCTTGGCAATCATCACCGTGTGTGTGCGGAATATGACAGGATTGCCTTCCATGTCCATCTCGCCTGTCGTTACTTCTGACGTGTCTTGTTCGACAACCTCTACCTGCTCGTCTGACAACAGTAGCACCAATTGCTCATCGCTAAGGTTCTCATACGTCTCTTTAGTAACGTCTACCTTGGTATCCCAGTAGGCTTTGACAACCCCTGTCTTTTGCATGAGAGCATCTTTAAACCAGTCGTGTAGGACGCTGAAACCCTCGTTTTGTGTGTAAAACACCCAGTTACAGTATTCCGTGGCCTGTTTAGCGCCTTCTTCGTCGCCTTGGCTTCTTGGTTCAAACCGGACAATATCGTCTGACTGTGTAAACACACGCAGTAATTGTGGCAGTGCGCCATCAATCGCCTCAGCTACCTCACCGCTGACAATCTGTGACCGGCCTTCGACCTCGTTGCCATAAGGCTGACGCAAGTAATACTCTAGCGCCTTTGTACGAGCCTCTGTGGTCTCTGAGTCTAGGTATCCGATAGCGTTGTCAATCTCGCTCTCTAGGATAGACTTTAAACGACCTTCATCCATTTGGTTTTTCCTCTTTCGGTGGGCGACCACGCTTAGGTTTCTCTAGCTCATCTAGTCTCTGCTCTAGCAACTTAATGCGCTCGACTAGCGCCTCGTAATCTTGCTTTGTAGGCTGGTTGCCCCTTGGCGTAATAAACATTTTATAGTCCTAATAAGCCTTTCAAGCGCAATTCTTCTGGATTTGCAAAAGGATCTTTGTTCTCGGCAATTCGTTGCACAGCAAAGTCATAAGCCTTTTGATAAATAGATTCGGGCACATCTTGTCCAGACGCAAGCAAGCCAACTTCTTCTTGCGTTAATGTTGGAACCACAAGAGGAGCAGAAACCATTTTGCCATCAACATCAAACGTAGTGGACAGTTCCGTCATTGGCATACCAGAGTCTGTCGGTATCATGCCAAAATAACCAAGTCCTTTAGGGCTAAATGGCTGACCGCCGCTAGTGTCATCTTCCCACCGCAACCCGTATGGAGCCAACCCTTGCCCACCATAAATATTTAATCCTAATAGGCTCATACCACCCATCCTGTGTTAACTTTTAACGGTTTTGACCAGTTACTAAGGTCAGTCATACCAGTGGCTAAGTATCTAAATGCGTCTGAGCCGTGTGATGCCCAGTCGTGCATTGGCTTCTCGTAATACACGTTCCGCTTCTCATCGTAGTCACGCCGATAGTTTCTCAAGCAATCCACACCTTGCTTTGTCGCTGGTACGTTAAACCAGCAGTTAGGTAGCAGTTGTCGTACAGCCTGTATCCCATCAGCTACTGGCATCCTTGGCACTATCGTACACGACACGCCTGATTCCTGTAGCACTTCAAGCCTTGACCGACCTGTCCCTAGCTCTCTGACCTGTACATCGTGTGGCAACAGCATCTCAGCCTTGTGCCAGCCCCTGTTAGTCAGTTCTGATACATACCAGTCTAAGCCTTGGCCATGATTTTCTATGTAATCAAGTAAGCGAATTTCCTTACCCATGACCTGCGCTACCCAGATGGATGTAGAGTCACCCATGCCTAAGTCCCATGCGCAGTATGTCTGTAGTAGATCGTCTCTGGCTATCTTGCAAAACCTGTTTTGAGCCTCTAGGTCGTTCATAATCTTGCCGAAATAAGCACCCTCGATAGCGGCATGAAAACTACACTCAAACTCTTGAGCGTACTTGTCATCCCCCATCTCTCGCTTGGCAGCGTCTAATTCTACTTGGTCTACCACCCCAGTCTCACTCGCCCTAAACTCTAGCAAGCACCAATCTGGCTCAACCTCTGCCCTATCTCTTAGTTCTTTAAAGTGGTTCTGACCCTTTGGCGTACCGATAAATATAGCCTTACCCTTCCTGTCTGCCAGCGCTGGCCGGATGATCTCGTTCCAGATTTTAGGGTTCTGATCGGCAATCTCGTCTAGTACTACCAGGTCAAAGTACTGGCCACGCAGTGCGTCTGGGTTATCTGACCCATACAACTGGATACGCCTATCCCAGAAGTCCACCCTAAGCTCGGCAATGTTAGCCTGTGCCTCTAGCGGTCTGGTGTAGTGGACTAAGTAATCGAACGCCACCCTCTTAGCTTGAGAGTATGTAGGCGCTATATACCCTATGCGGGGTCTATCTAGCTTGCACTCTATCGCAACCCTAATAGCCTCGTTTATCGCCGCAACAGTCTTTCCAAAGCGACGGTGAGCAACGACAACAACAAAGCGATAGTTATCCACGGCATCGTGAATTGCCATCTGTGCTTCTCGTGGGTCGTACTCTATAACTATTTGCTTAACCATGACACCGCTATCTTAACGTCACCACCCTCTGCACCCGTTACCTCTGTCCTAGCAAGTTTGGGTATGTGGTACTCCGCCATCTTCTGCATAATGTCTAATGCTTTGTCTGGCGCTGGCTTTACACCTAGCTCTGCGTCACCGTAAGCAACCAACTGTAGCCACTCATCCATCTTGTCCGCATTGCGCTCTAGAAGGGTCGCTATAGCCTCTCTAACAGTCGCTGTGGACTTGTTAGGTATGCCTTTGGGTCTACCCTTACCTGCGTTTGGTGGCGCTCGGCGCTCAGTAGTCTTTCCTAGTTTACTGCTCATATCCGACTCCTATTGGGTCATCGGGGTTAAGTTTTATTTACTCTGTAGTCGTTATTTGTTTAAGTATATCGTCTAAATTTTGATGACTGCCTGAAATAATAATCTCATCATCCCATTTACCTAACAGCCCTTGCTCTCTGTTATGTACTCTTTCTGGCGTTTCAGGTAAATAATGGTCTGATATTCTAACAGTTCTGCCATTTATGTTTACATAAATACTTTTACTATGGTCATTATTTGATAAAGAAACCTTTTCAATTGGGATATTATTTTTTTTAAAATAACGCTCTAGCACATTGACAACATTTAATTTTCCTTCATTTTTTGCGCCAGCAAAATCGCCAGATTCAATATAAAACTTTTGATTTTCAATTTCTTCGGGAGTAAAAAATTTGCTTGAACCAACAGAACCTAATTCGTCTAATCGTTTTTGTTTTAGTCGTTTATTTAGTGCTTCTTCGTTTTTTCTATCTTGTAATGCTTGTTGATAACGCTTTTCTTTTTCGGCAGCAAATTTAGCTAATTGTTCTGGGGAATGTCGTGAACCTTTAGCAGCTTTTCCACTTACCATAGTCCCTAATGCACCTAGCCCAAGTAACCCACCCTTTACTGCCCCAGTAGGGTTAAGCGCACTAGATACCAGTTCGGTTGTTTCGTTTAGCAAACCCTCTTGTGGCTGAGGCAATAACCCTCGCTGGGTTAGGTACTCTGTCCCACCTACTACATCCTTCTCGTTTAGCAAGCCTGTCATCGTAAATGGCATGGCAGCCAAGTCAACCATACCCGTTGCCATCTGAGGAACTCCACGGGCTATAGATAGCCCTAACTTCCTTAAGAATTCCTCATCCATTTACGCCACCCTTACTTGTATACACACACCGACAACCGTAGCGCCAGCGTCCTCTAGTTCTTTTGTGGCACTTACGACTGTCTTTTTACAATCGCTTTGTGACCACATACCATCCCCAACCATAAAATCACAGCTACTCAGACACACAAAAAGTATCGGTAGCCAGATCATAGTCGTTACCTTTTCTTAGCAGTTTTAGCGGCAGCCTTAAAAGCCTTAGCAGTTAACCCAGCCCCACTCTTGGTACTGAGCTTCTTGCCTCGACCAACCGATAGAGG